TCTCGATAAAATGATGTGTACAAAAATTTTTTCAATTTTGTTCACACTGCTTTTCGTCTTCATCGTTGTCCCTTGGCTTATCCTGGCCCGAGACAATGATGGCGAAGCGCGTTGTACCGATCGTAATGGTATGACCCGCATATGTTCCAGTGAAACACGCTATACTCCGCGTGTGTCTCACGGTCAAGAGCGCACTTTTGGCTCCTCTGACATAAGTCATGCACGCGATGCCGCGCCTGCCTCTGACTTTCAACCTCCTGGTTTTTCAGCCCTTCGTTCCGGTGACTCCCGGAAGGCTTCTTTACCAGATAAATATTCTCGTTCCCGTAACCCATATCGGGGTTACCCGGTTAATCAAGAATATTTGCCTGTCCTTTTCTTGTCTGGACTGGCTATAGCAATCGTTTTAATTCTTTTTAGTTTATTTCGATGTTTACGTTTGCGGGTATGGCGCCGTTTTAGGACTTATCTACGTCTTAAATACATTTTGAGAAAACCTCTTTCTCAAGACGCCAAATCACGATTGCTTCATCAATATCGCATCCATCCTGATCTTTCTCCTGAGACTATTCGTTCTCGCTTTGTTGAGATGGTAATGCCTGACGTTAAACCCGTTCCCGATCACACTCATGGTCCTCCTGCTGCGGATCGTTCCTCCGCTTCCATGTTTATTGATCGTATGGCCACTCTCTTAGGGCGCACTGCGTACTACATTCAACGCTCTCGCGCTGATGAGAAAAATGGCCGCTTGGGCAGTAGATCCTTTTATTGGACTAAGGATCTTACTACGGAGCCTACTCCACAAAATATTCCACCTAATCCTTTGGTGGTCTTGGTTGATGTAGATCAATACATTGACATGCCCAAGTTCTTATGTGAGAACGTACATCCAACGATTCTCTACACAGTCCAACCTGACCAAGTCAGTAAAGTTACCAACTTTTACAGTTACACTTTTAATGAGCAGAATCAGCTCTGTTATCGTGTGACTGGTGGTGCTTCTTACACCCACCATGTTTGGAACTATAGTGTTGATCATTTAATGATCTCACGTACGGATAGTGATGGATCCTTGCGCGTTGCGTGTTATATTGTAGACCGCCGCGCTACTAGTCCTGATCACGAGTTAGTAATGCTTACCCCTATAGGCTCCTGGGTTGGCATTGGTGCAATATTGTACGACAGGTGGATTTCTGGGATTAAGTTGACTCGGTTGACTGTTGCTACCCCTGAAGGTTTTACGCGTTTGATGACTTCATCACGCCTTGGCCTTATGACGTCTACCGGCCGTGTTAATAATTATGCTAGTTGTACGGTCACCTCTATTGTAGATGACTGTATTGCTGGCATTTCTCGCACTTCAGATTATGTTCTTTCATTGGCTCAGGTCATGTCTTATGTTGATGGTGATCGTGCTCTTGCCATTCCTTTGCTAGAGTATCACCGCACTAAGACATCTTTCAAACCTGACGTTACCTGTCCTGTTGAACTTTCTGTACGTCGTTATCAATACGACCCACTCGTGTTTGACCCCAAGGCTAAACCCAGCATGACTGGGTTTATGCAGCCCATGATTAATGGTGCGTTTGCACCTGATCGCACCCCTGCAAATGAGTTGCAATCTATTGATGGGCGTGTTACTAAATGTAAGCCACCAATATTACCTTTAACTCCTTTTCTTGCTCAAGTTATTAAGGAGTGGTGTGCTTTGATCATTCCTAAACCTGGGGTTTTGGATCCTGTTGACGACGATGAGGTCCTCCGTCGTCAAGCTAAGCCTACTCAGCGCCGCTTGTTTGCGGCTGCCCATGGCATGCTAGGTAAGCGTATTGTTCGTATGTTTAATAAATCCGAGACTTATGAGAATATTAAAGATCCTCGGGCAATTTCTATGATCAATACCGTTGACAAACGATCTTATAGTCGTTATATGTACGCCTTTGAGACCGTGTTGAAATGTCAACCCTGGTACGCCTTTTCTAAAACGCCGCGTGATGTAGCCCAACGCGTCGTTGATATTTTGGCTGAAGCTGAGAGTGCTGCTCCTTCCGATTTTCGTCGTTTTGATGGCCATGGTTCTAACGTTATGCGTGATGTTGAATTACAAATGTTGTTGCGCGCGTTTCGACCTTGTTACCATCAGGAGCTCCTAGATTTACATCATGGTCAGTATGGCTTGAAAGCCTATGCTACCTTTGATAATCCGTACACTGGTGATCCTATACATTATAATACCGATTATACTCGGCTTTCTGGATCTCCTGAGACCTCTCTTTTTAACTCTTCAGTTAACTCCTTCACCGCATATTTGGGTTTGCGTATGACTAAGGTTAATGGTTTGTTCCTCACTTCTGTTGAGGCTTACCGTCGCCTTGGCATTTATGGTGGTGATGATGGGTTGACTGCTGATGTTGATCCTAAGACTTTTAAGCGTGCTGCGCGAATGATCGGTCAAGAGCTTGTTGTTACTTCTATATACCGTGGTGAGCCTGGTATTAAGTTCTTGGCCCGTTGTTATTCTCCTGATGTGTGGTTTGGTGACTCTTCGACCATGTGTGATATTAAGCGTCAGCTTGTTAAGTTTCACACTTGTGTGCGTATGAATCCTAATGTTACTCCCCACATGAAACTTTTGGAGAAAGTGCGCTCTTTTAGCCTTTCTGACTCAGGTACTCCTATAATAGGTGAGTTCTGTGCTGCGGTTCAACGTATTTATGGTAAGCCTATTTTGCCCAATAAGCAAACTATTCCTATGAGAACTTGGCTTTCTCAGTACGATGTGAAAACACAGTATGGTAATCGGCGCGCATCTTGGATGGATGAGCTAGTTATTGCCGAATTACCTGAGTTTGAATACAAACGGTTTGTCACTTGGTGCGACTCTTTGCGCACCTTGGATGATGCACTTAAACCACCCATGTTTATGGCACCCACTACTGCCAAATCAGTTGTGCCCGTGGTCGTGGATGGTGATATTTTACCGTTAGGTGTGACTCTCTCTTCTGTACCCCCTTTGCGTGAATCTAAGATTAATTCTAAGAAAAGCAAGGATAATCCTGTTAATCTTACTCCTGAGGTACATACTAATAAGGAACCCACTACGGATGAGACTTTTGCCCAGTTTAAACAGCGTAAGGTTGACGCTGGTACTTGGCAAGAGCTCGCTCCGCCTCCCAAAACTCAAGTGGATGGTACTGTCCGCCGCGTTACTTTTAGTCGTGGTGTAGATAAAATACCCTCCCCTTCTAAACGGCATTCCTCCGGTGCACATGATGATGCAGACATTGATGCCACCGGCGGTCCTTTGCGTCCTACAGTTAAGAAGGCGCTTCATGTTAATCGGGTAAACCCCAAATACATGGCGCCTTGGCGCAAAACTAGAAATTAATCCGGGTTGATTTGGCAACCCGGATATCCGAGTTTTCAATCTCGATAAAATATTGACTTGCTGTATGCCTAAACCTGCTAAATCTCGCAAGGCACGTGCGCCTCTTCGGGCACGTCGTCCTAAATCTAAAACTAAACCCAAGCGCCCACCCATTAATACTAAGCGTGCTTCGTCACGTGGTTTTAATGCTGTGCGCATGGGTCAACGTCTCGGCAATATCGTCGGCCGCCCTTACGGGCGTCTTGGCGCTGAGGCCGGGAGGTTGTTTCGCTCTATCACTGGCTTTGGTGACTATAAGGTTACTCGTAATTCTTTGGTCCCCGGAGCCGATTCTCTGCCTACTTTTAGTAATACCGTTGCTGGCACTCGCGTTACTCATCGTGAGTTTCTCTTTGATGTTATTACTTCTCCTATTCCTGGTCAGTTCACTATAGAGACTATTCCTATTCAGCCTGCTTTGCTAGGTTCTTTTCCTTGGCTTTCTGCCTCGGCGGAGAACTATCAGGAGTATCGTTTAAACGGGTGTGTTTATGAGTTTAAGTCTAACTCTTACGATGCTCTTTCTTCCACTAACACCGCCTCTGGTACAGTTGTTATGACTACTAATTACAATGTGCTTGATCCGGTGTTTACTAATAAATTTACCATGGAGCAATCTCAGTTTACTTCTTCTAGTAAACCTTCTGTTAATTTACTTCATCCTATTGAATGTAACAAACTTGAGACTCCAACTTCTGTGCTTTATACCCGTTCAGCACAAAGTTTTAATGGTGATAACCGACTTTATGATTGGGGCAATTTTAATATTGCCACCGTCGGTATGCAAGGCTCTGCCACCAACATTGGTGAGCTATGGGTGACGTATGATATCACTCTGCTTAAACCCAAGCTTTCTGCGACATCTGATGTTGCAGATCATTACGTTGCTCTCTCATCTAGTATAGCCCTTATCGCCCCTGGTGGTCCCAATTATTTTGGTACTATCACTGCACCAATGGTTCTCACCTCTGATTCTGATATGGGCACTTCGCTATCCTCTACCAATGGCTTAACTATTACAGCTATTGATACTATAACTTGGCCTTCTGGTTACCAAGGTAATGTTGCGGTCATTGTGCGTTATGCACTGTCTAGTGTACCTGCCCTTACCCTGGCCACACAGTATGGTTATGCTATCAGTAATAGTGTCAAATTCCTCAACCTTTTAGGTTGGGGTGATCCCAATGGTAGAACCATGGATAATGAAGCTGTTAGCGCTGTACCTCCCTTGGTTTATAATGGTAATGGTGGTTGCACTTTAGTGGCCTTCTTTACTATTAACAACGGTGGTACTTTGCGTTTGACTGGTGGTACTAACGGCACGCGTCTTGTGTGTGCTGATATTATTATAACTGCTTTACCCATTTCTTTGGGTACTGGTATAGTTCCTATTGACCCTGCCCTCTTAGTCAATTATACTCCTCTTGTTCCGCTTGATATTAAAGAACACAAGAAGGTAGTAGTTGGCTTTGAGGACCTTGACTCTGATGTGGAATATATTCATTCATATACTTCCGCACCTAGTCCTATTCCTTCTATCGCACCTCGGTCTTCATCTAATAAATCGACTAAACTTGTGCGTCTCTGATTTCACTTTGATGGTCTTTTCTGGCACTCTTTCCTAGTAACTAGCGCTGCGTATCTTGGATAACCACGATTTGCATGTAATCCGATTCAAATGTAGGTATGCAATAGTATGTGATGTACTGAATACGTTAGTGTTGGTTTTACTGGGGAACATCCAGTTGATTTGACTATCACGGTGTGATTTTCTTTGGTTTTCTTTACAGATTTCTTTATAGCACCTCTTCTTGTTGGTGCTTTCCTTCGATTGTCTGCAC